CTGCCATAGGCGACAGGATTACGTTCTGGACGTTCCTGGGCGGCTTCGGGGCTCAGTATGCCGAGTTTGACAGCCAGCGGCGTGGTGGCACCAAATGTAGCGCCTTCTCCAGCCCCCTGCAGGAATGCTTTGGCGGCATTTCCCGCACCTTCTCCGTATTGGATCTGTTTGCGCATCTCTTCGAGCGCTTCGGGCGTGGCGATTTTGTAGCCGATATCCTGCGCATCCTTGATGGACGCGGGATCGGCGGAACGCTTGACAATTTTGTTGTCTGGCGTAATAAAGTCTAAAGTATCAGCCATCAGCGGTCACCTTGGCGCACTTGAGCGCTGGAGCGAATTGGGCGAATAATGCCATTGGTTTCAAGCGTGGGAAAGTTTTGGCCGCGCTTGGCCATGTCTAACATTTGATTAAGCTTCGTGGTATACGTCGCAGGTGTGTCCACTGCCGAGCCTCGCGGAAGCATTGGGCGCGCCATTTCGACCGATTCTGGAGTCACACGGCCGTCTGTGTCCCTGGCATACTTGTTCAGTGTCGACTCGCCCAAGGCACGGACTTGTTTGGTACTTTCCCTAAAATCCGGCCCTGGTGTGTTTGTTAGATAGTCGCTGGCGTGTTGAATGCGGCCAAAAGCATCTTTGATGTCGGCTTGTTCTTTATTGGCTTGTTCCCACTTGGTACGCTCCTCCATAAGAGCTTTTTTCTCTTCGGGCGAGCCCAATTGCATAAGGGTGTTGAATTTCTGATAATCAAAGCCGTCCGGTCCGTTGCCCGCACGCCCCCCTGGCAATCCACTCTGTAATGCACTTTGTTTATAATTCCAGATGGCGGATTGTTGTGCAGCCTGCAAGCTGGATTGCTGGCGTGGTATTTCAAGATTTGCATTCAGTGCGTCGGCATTTGCTTTGGCAATCGCACCCCCTTGGCGGGCGGCAGCGGCGGCTACCTGGCCCTGTGTGGCCGCAATCATCTGGGACCTGGTGAGCGCAGCGGCGGCATTCATGTCGTGTTGTTGTTCCAGGTTGGTCCGCAATAGCCCTTTGGTCGTTTCCAGGTTATCTTTTTGCGCTTGGATGTCCCGGTCAATGTTGTCCGTGATGACCTTCATTGCCAGGTTGGGCTGACCGGCGAGTGCTGCGCCACCGCCGCCGAGTGCGGCCGCAATTACTGCGACAATTTTGCCGCCCGTCGACATGCTGTTCATGTAGTGGTTGGGGTCAATTTTGCCCGCCGCAATCTTGTCACGCAGGTCAGCGGACTTTTTGTCAAATACCGCGTTTTTGGCGGCCGTGGTGTCGGCCAACTGTTGCAGATGGGTGCCTTGTTGGTCGTATGCCTGCGCGGCTGCGTCGCTGATTTTGGATTCAGCAGCAGCACGGTCGTTGTTCGCACTTTCCATGGCCCTAAATGCCTGGTCGTGCGCCTTTAGATAGCTGCCAATATCTATGCCTGGCGTCGGAGGTGGCACGCCCGTAACAGGATCCGGAGGCGGGGTTTGATCTGGTGGTGTCGCCGTCTGTGGCAACTGTCCATCCGGGGTTGCATTGGGGACCGGCGCGACGGCAGGCTGCGGTGGCGCGTATGGTAATGCAGGGCTGGTCGCCACATCTGCAGGATTTCCTCGATTTTCTGGCAGGTTGCTTTGGGCCATTTCCGCCACAGGACTGTCCGCGAGGGGCATAGCACCTTCCGATGGAGCATCCAACCCTACAGGATTATTGAGAGATGGGATCGTAAAACCACCATCGTCATAATGTCTGGCAGGTTTCTCATTGGTGCCAGTAACAGGGACCGGCTGCATCCCGGGTACGAATTCTGCGTCAGGGTCGTCGCCGTCCGGTTGTGGGTCGTCAACTTGGCCACCATTTGCGAACGCTTTGGTTTTGGGCAATTTACTAATGGCAACATGTCCTGCCAGGTCAATTAGGTGTTTGGCCACCTTGAAGCGAACGCCGTCCGGACTCTCGAGTTCGTAGTGGTGCGGACCTTCCCCTGTCAATTTGTGGTCGGTGACCTTCATTTGCGTGCTCCGTGTGCTTTTTTGGCCGCTTCCAGCTTTTTGCGGGCCTCAACAACTTTGCCGTAGCCAGGCTGGGTGTGTTTTTTGAGCGCTTCCACAAATGCCGCCGCACGGGCAGGAGCATCCTTGGCTTGGGTCACGTTTAATGGAAGTACAATTTCTTTTTTGGACAGAACAGCTGGGACGACGTCGTTTTGGATGCTGTTGTGATTCACAACCGGCGTGCCGGGGACGGCCCCACCGCGAGCCATAAGGTGGGCAGATAGTGCAGGGTTGGCTTGACGGGCAACCACCGAAGCCGGGGCCTTGGTGATTGAGGGAACTTTGCCTACTACACCGCCGTCATATTCTGCGGCGGCCGTCTCCGCAATATCTGTGGCAGCCTCGTCACCGCCACCGCCCAAGAGTCCTGCAAGTGCCCCACCCGCACCATTCGCGAAGCCGCCTAACAAGGAAGTTAGTGGCTGAGCGGCAGCCACCGTCGATGCGTTTTGGCCGTTATTGCCGGCTACGGCCACATTCTCCTCATTGACACCCATGGTACCGGCCGCACCAAGGTCGGTGGCGGCTGATTGGTTGGTCGCGCCACCGGCACCAAGTCCGCTGACTTCACTGTTCAGCGTGCCACTTTCCGCTTGTTGTTGCGCGGCAAGTTGTTGTTGCGCCGAGAGTTGTTGCTGGGCCTGAAGGGTTGCGGCGGATCCGGCCGCATTTTGCGCACCGCTAGCTTGATTGTTGGCAATCAGGCGAGCCTGTAGGGCGGGACTAAGGCCTTTTTCACTAGCAATGGTACCGGCTGTGTTGGCAGTATTGTTAGCGATGTTTTGTTGATATTGGGCCTGGGCAGGATTAGGGCCTTGACCATTCGCCTCATTCTGAAGTTGTCCTGCGAGTGCTTGTTGCTGCGCGAGTACGCCTTGTTGCTGTAGCGCCGCGCTGTTCTGTTGTCCTCCGATCCCCTGAAGCGTGGCCGCCGAACTACGAAGTCCACCCTGCGCAACGTCGTAGTCATTTTGGCCGTTCTCGTATGATATGCCCACAGGTAATTTATTGATTTGCGGTGTGATAGCTGACAGTGGATTGCCGCCATTGCCGGTTCCGATACCGCTAGTCTGGCCAGTAAGGATATTGTTGGCGGCAGTTCCGCCCATAAGGCCGCCAAGCGCTCCACCCAAATAAGTTCCATAGGCCGTTTTCGCTTGGTTGGCTAGGTTTGTGCCCAATCCGCTCCAGTTGCCCTGCTGTGCGTCTTGGCTATCACTGGCTAGTGCACCTCCGACGCCACTGATGGCATTGCTGCCAGGGAACCCGCCCCAATCCATGTGGGACGCCGGTTGCACGTCATCGTCAGGCAAGGATGCCAATAACTCGTGAATCATTTGTTTCTTGGACTTCATCAACATGCAAAATTACCCGAATGATTGGTTGGGGTTGATATTTTTCGTAAAGCCTTTTTTGGCTCCGACTTCAAATGCAATGCCAGATAAATCGAAACCTTCACCTGCTGTGCCATTAAGTGAGTCAGTAATGGTCAGCTGAATCGCCTGACACTTCTGCACATTCATAAAGAAGCGAAACTGATAAGGGACTACGCTGGCCGACACGGCAAAAGTATCAGTTTGTGATGGGTTGGCATAGTCATATGCAAACTGCACGGTAAGGTTGTGCGAGCTACGCCACGTCCCAAGCAAATACATCTTTCGTACCCGCTGAAACCCCTGCAATCCTGCCATACTCAACCAGCCTGTGGTCAGCGAAAGCGCGATATAATTGGATCCTATGTCAGTATAATTACCAACATTCTCGTAATAACTACTGCCGCCGACACCAATCCAAGTATAGATGCCTTGGACGAGGCAGGCGCTGGTACCAACCCAATATCCCGTAAATTGACTCCACTGATTGACAAAATAGTCATATACCAGGGTGGCCGCTGTATTACTGTTGGTCTGAAAACGAACCTGCGTTGTGCCTGGGACTAGCAGGGCGCTGGTAATGGGATAGCTGTTAAATTGCTCTACTGGTGCGCCTATGTAGCTATCGCTAAGAGACCGCGACAGGAGCCAGATGCCATATTTCGACTGATACATTAGACCTTGTGGAGTCACTACAACCTGGTTGGTGGTAGAGCCGCTGGCAGTAGGCAGCAGGGTGGCGTCACTGTACGTCGAGCCTGCGCCGCTGTTGGCAGGTCCTGTGCCCGATACGTAATAAATACTAGTGTTTTTGAGCAGCAACAAATTACTGTCCATTTGCGCCACGGCAGTGACCGCGCCGCCAGTTGGGTCCACATTATTGACGAAACTGTCGCTGAACTCAGGCGGACTACCTGCAGGATTCTCTTTGGAGTACCACCAGGTTGTAGGCTGCTCACTAGGCACGAGAATGGTGCGATTTTGGGCATTGGCCATCACGTAGCTAGGCGGCGGAGGAAAGTTAGGCACTTCGCCTGTGGTGTAAAGCTGTTTGTTGCCATTAATGCTGGTATCCGCCGCGGTATCTGAATAAGTCACGTAATCACTACCTGTTGTATTATTAATGGCGCCGAGAGTCGTCAGGCGATAGTATACCGAGCCGTTCTGGACTGTGCGCCAGAGAACAACCTGCACATTGGTTTTGTCCGTGATCCGGAGATATGGCACGGACAGACTGACCGAACTTGTGCCTGCACCTGTGGTTGGGACACTTACAACATTGGATGGCTGGGATTGGTGAACTTGTCCTTGATTGTCCGTCCATTCATAAGTGACTTGATACCCATATACCCCAGCAAGCAAGTGACCACCCGATGCACTTGGTGTGGCTGTCATGTTTTCGGGAAAGAGATGAAAGTTCTGCTCATTTAGGTTAAGGCCATCATAGCCGTAGATATAACCACCACCCAGCAATAAATTATTATTTAAAATTACAGTGTTGGGATTTGTCGCAGTAAAGTCTAATATCAGCTCAATGGGCCCCGACAGATTATGAACAGTTACGATACTGCCAACCGTCGTGTTGCTGATTTCATAGTTTTGTAATGCACCTAAATGCACAACCCCAGACACCACCGAAGGCGCACTGAGTAATGCCCCGCCCGCACCCAAATAGCTACAGGCTTTGGCCAGAACGACGCGTGTATTATTGAAAAATCCCATTGCAAAATAAACAGCCTGTGTGCCCGAATCATGGTAAGTCAGGATGGCGGGGAACACTGTGCCATTATACGAGACATTCCAAGGCTTGGAGGCCACCCCAACCGCACGACTGAACACAGCCGTCACGCCGCCAAACACTCCTCCTGTGTACTCGGCATAGCTAGTGACCTGGTCTAGGTAATAGCCATTGGCGTCCGGGGTACCTGCGATCGAATAAAAGACAATGGCACTGGCTCCGGCACCAGCAATCTGAATCACGGAGGCCCCGTTGATAGTGCCACTAACGGTGACGCTTTGAATAGCAACCGTCGGCGCGGTGCATGCCGCGTTGACCGCGTGAAGGTACAGAGTGCTGCCGCTGTAATAGGTCACCCACACATAGCTGTTAACGCTGTCGAAATATGTGGCAACCTGGTTCGTCATTCCTACCACCGAGTCAGAAACTCCTGCGTATGCGGGAATGGTGAAAGTCGGCGTGATCAGATAAGTGTAGATGTGCGCGCCAGCGCCGTCCGCCGCTGTCAACAAGTAGTTGGTCCCGTCCGTTACCACATCAAACGTCGCGGCTGCACTATATAACGTCAGGATATTATATGTGTAAGAGAGACCTGTGCCATTCCATGTAATAGCGTTTAGAGCGGTACCAATGTTATAGAAAAACGTCAGGGTGCCGCCTGCGTTGATTGGAATGCCTGGCTTAGAACTACCGGTCACCACCTGGTTGACCAGAACATTGCCGGTGACCAAATCGAGGACCTGCAGCTGTACATTGTCCAGTGCTGTGTTGAACCATGAGACCATCTTCACAGTGGCATTAAGGGCCACCTGCGGGCCTATGAACTCACCCAGGCCTGTGCCCAGCTCGGTATGATACAGGATGCTACTGGTCACTTTGGCGGCGCAACAGGAGCCTTTGTTAGTCCACTCTCCCAGTGCTGGTGAATACGACCATAGTTGCTGGCCGTCGCCCATCAGGAGTTCATTGTTATAGGTAGTTGCAACGTTGCTGGCAGGGATGGCAGTGGGGAATGGGGAGCTGCTATTAGTTTGGTTGTTGTAGAAGCCTGCGCCGTTACGCTTCCGGATCTTCCCCGGCGTGGTAAAGACACCATTTTGGAGCGAGGCCAGCTTGCCTGGAATTAGCTGCTTGGCATCGTTTTTGGTGTCGAGGCCTTCGATGTGGACGGGGACAATGGTTGAGGGCAATGCCAAGGTGTTAACTCCCATCATACTTATCGGATAGTGCCAAGCATTACTTGAGCATATCTTATAATCTCAGGCGGGTCTGTTTCCACAGCCCCGAAGACTCTGAACCACCTTCGGTGATTCTTTTTTCGGATCAGCTACTACGTCTTGAGATGTTTTTCGGTGGGGGTGCATCCTAGGCGAGCTACGATGCACCCCCGGGCGAGCCGGCTTCTGCATCTTTGATTGTGTCGTGATCAACACACGTCGGCATTTTTTTGTCAAAACTTTAGGGTTTCCCGACGAGCAACGCAGGATGATTGACATATTTATTTTAGAAGACATAAAGATCGATGTCTCCAGCCACACTAGCATAGAGCATTAAAGTCACAGCGGGCGTGACATTTGTGGCCTGTTGATCATAAAGCTGGACAAAGTTGCCCCGCATCCTCACAGGGTACCAACCCAGGAGTGTCCGCCCCAGCTTATGCTCGATGATATTAGTGCCGCTCGCTAATATAACATTCTGCAGGATTTGGCCCTGTGTCTGTGGCAGCTGGACAATAGGGTTAAGCGAACGGGACAGGTTCTGTTGCACCCTGTTTAGCACGTCATCCTGCGATTGGATACGACTGAATGCAGGTATGCTCATTCCCAGCCCCTTCCACGCCACAAACCCTGGATATTCCTATCGGTTGGTGGGCTGGCGTGACTGGGCTTGCCGATATCCCGGTCTGCCGCAGTAGTGATGATGCGCTCGCGGATACCTGCCATCTCGGCAGCCAGGGCTGAGGTGTCTCCTTCCTGCTTGTTCATGGCCTTGATGGCGGCGCTGACGACCACGAAGTCTTCCCAGCCACTGATGCCATCGAAGGTCGTAGTATCAGACCAGAAACTGAAGATCGCAGAACCCGATACCGCGGCTGTATAGCCAGACAGGGTGATTGTGGTCGCAGTCAGTGCCGTGATAGTGTAAGTCGCAGGCTGGACGCCCAGGACCTGCGCGCTCATACCAACCGCCAGCTGAGAAGTGTCAGAAAGTGTCAAAACCCCTGAATTTATTGTGGTTGTGACAGGAAGATTAACCTGCAGGTTGGTTGGTTCAGGAATGTACCAAAGCTGAATGTAGAGGTTACTGGCAGGTATGGGAGTAAGCCACAGGTTGCTGCCTTCGTAAGAGTACTTGAGCTGATATATGCCATAGCTATATCCTGCCTGCCCAGCGCCGAGGTAGCCGTACCGATTACGCTCGTTGAACACAAAGCGATCGACCGTGACCCAGTTGGCAGGATTGGCCGGCGCACCTGACTGCATATCGACACCCAGGCCTTTGTAGAACGGCGGTGCGGCGGTTGTCGACGGCAGGCCTGTCTGTGGGTTAATACTAAACGTGGTCACGCCATCAGGCAAAGGAAACAGCGTGCCCTGGCCCTGAATGGAACCGCCCACTGCGGCGCTGAAAATGTACGGTTGCGCCAGGTAGTACCGCGAGCCGTAAGACGTTACAAGCAGGTCATACAACTCCTTGTACGATTGGCTAATATATTGATTCATTTCACAAACGGGGATAAATTGGCTGTTTACCATGTCGGCGCGTTGCATGGCCTGTAGGCGGATCGAACCTAATGTGACGGTGCCAAGGGCGCCCATATTTTAGCTCCAAAAGAGGAACCCGTCCAGGTGCGACCTAGACGGGCTATAAAAGGAGGGATAACTCATGATGTCCATAATACTCTTCGGCATTTCCGGTCCTAAACTTTAGTCTGGGACTGATTCACCCGGAGAACTATGGGCTTCTACCAAGAACGCATGTAGTGCTTCGGCCATTCCCTTGTGGTCGCCCGCCATAATTGCCGTGTGCAACTCTTTGGCCAGACCGTGCAGGGGCTCTTCGACCTCTTCGCCATCCTTGGGTTCGTTTAGCTCTTCGGTTGTGGTCGACATTTTAGGACCCAGAATCGAGTCCATTCTGCGCTTGTCGTCGAAAAACATTACACACCTCCTGCGCCAGCCAAGGAACTAGAGCGCATCCAGAATTGGAAAGTCATTGTGGTGCCGGTGGCTGGGTTGGTCGGAACTGGTGTGGTCACGCTCGAAGACGTGGGGGCCAACAGTTGGACGATAATGTACGGCGTGCTGGAATTACCGAGCGTGGTGTTTGGGTTGCCCACAATTTCCGAATCCACCAAGCCAGATACGCTGGGTGTGGTGCAAGTGCCAGTGCCCGTGCCCGCGCCCGTGGCCAAGAAGCTAACACCAACGGCAGGGGTTACCGATGCCGACAAACCAGCGGCTTGCCATCCTGCAGCGGTGGTGGTGCCCAGTGTTGCGATCGTATACACCGTGCCGGCAGACAAAGCCGTGGCCGCCGTACTGCCTGTGCCTGGTGAGTACGCGTTAACTTCCGTACCCAGGTGGCGCT